GTAACGAGGATCGATCCCTGAACGAGATCCTCCAGATCATCAACAATGTTCCCTACTGTCCCCCTCAGGCGGAGCTTGAGAACAAAGGTCGCACGCCCTTGCGTGCCGAGTGCGTCATTGGTACCACCAATACCAAACACCTCAATGCTCACAACTGGTTTTCAAATCCGGTTGCGGTCCGACGAAGATTCCCTTACGTTGTTGACCTCAAGCCAAAGAAGTGTTACGCACGCGATGATGCACCAGACATGATCGATCCTGCCAAAATCCCTATCCCGGATGCCGGCAGCTATCCTGATCTCTGGACCATCTCCCTCTCGAAGGTTGTGGTGGTAACAACCGATGATGATGGCAAGCAAGATGTGAAACTCATCCATCTTGACACTTACACCAATGTGTACAAGTTCTTCGCCACAATGTCGGTCATCATTCGCGAATTTCGCGCACAGCAGTCCCAGGCTGCCGCAAACGACGCGAACTTGACAACCGTCAAGCTCTGTCCCTTCTGTGATGTGCCTCGCAATCACTGCGATTGTATCATGTTGCAGGCCCAAGACGTGGTCGTCTCCCCAGTGTGGGAGAGTGAACCGGTGAATTGGACAGACACTGCACGTGGTATCGCCAACCTTGCTGCCGTCGCTGGCATTGCCGCCGCAACATTCACCGTCCTCGATGATGATGCTAAGGTCGCACGTGACGCGTACGCCGCAGTCAAGAACTATTCCAAGGATTTCCTGGTTGGTTACATGACTAATCTTGGTAAGTCTCTTGTGAAGGAGGTTTTCGGCAACCGCACGGTTCAGATGGTACTCACCGCACTGGGTCTACTGAGTTCTGGCTTTGCAGCCTACAAGCTGTACAAAAAGTTCACTGAACCCGTTGCCCAAGCTGAGGAGTTGCCAATTGCGCAATTCGGTGTCCGGCCCTGCTCGACTGGTGACGAGAAGGAGAACTTCTACCACCAGAAGAATGACTACCGTGCAAACATGGTCGTTACAGACCAGACCCGTTCTTGGAAGGGTTTGGAATGGACAGCCATTTGTGCGAAGTTTCAGAACAGTGTTGTGGCCATCCGCACCGTGCGCAAGAACGAAGCTGGTCTCACTGTCTGCCGTGATGGCAGGGCAGTGTGCGTTGGCGGTCGACTATATGTCACCGACAACCACAATCTGCCTGAGACCGTTTGTTCTCTGGAAGTTGTTCGTGAACTGCATACGAGTGGTCTCACCACAAACGTGACATGCGTTCTCGATCCTGACTCAGTGCTGCGCATGCCTGAAAGTGAGTTGGTTTTCTTCCAGCTCCTGGATGCGTTCGATTGCAAGGACATTTCACCTTTCCTCAGCACGTCTGAGTTCACCACGACTTGCTCTGGCGCTCTCATTTCGCGTCACATGGATGGGTCCCCGCTTGTGTCTCAGATTTCTCGACTCACTGATGTCGGAGTGCAACCCGTTCCACAAGTTGGAGGGCAGCACCTACGCCTCTGGGAGTACAACCTGGATACTGAGACTGCAGTTGGACTTTGTGGTTCACTCGTGGTGGCTCGCTCACCTACGGGGCCCGTCATTGTCGGACTTCACCTACTCGGTCGCGGTAGGAACGGACATTGTGTTAGCCTCACAACTGACCACGTTCGCCGTGCCAAGGAACACTTCTTCCCGGTTTTTTCTCCTGCTCCCATCATGCTGGAGTCGATTGAGAGAAGTGTTGGTGTTGTCCCTCTTCACGACAAGAGTGTCTTCCGGTTCATTGGCAGTGGTGTTGGACGAGTCTTCGGACAACTCACATTACCACGTGCGCAACCCAAATCAACAGTTTGTCCAACCATCTTTCGGGAGGCTGCTGTGAAGCGCGGGTTCGAAGTGACCACTGGAGCACCTGTAATGAAGGGTAAGAAGTTGTGGCGCCAGGCAGTTTTGCCCATCGTCGAGCAGAAGTTCCTTTTCAAGGAGAGTGTCGTGCGTAAGTGCGCTATGCAGTACGCTGACGAGGTCTTTGCTGGCCTGTCGGAGAGCGACAAGCGCGAGATCGCACAACCCTTGGACATGATGACTGCCATCAATGGCATTCCTGGGAGGAAGTACATTGACAGTATGAACAGAGGAACCAGTGCGGGTTTCCCGTGGATGTGCACCAAAAAGAAGGTGTGCTTCAGTGTTCCCGCAGACGACACGTGGCAAGACCCCATCGATGTGAATGATGAGGTCAAAGCTCGTGCCAACGA